CGCCTGCTTATGTAGGTGTCCCTAAGACATTTGAGGAGAGATGCACAATGCTGGAGGAGCGAGGTGTAGTTACTCCTACCCAGACACCAGACCAAGAGCTTCTATACTATTACTATGAGCTTAAGCCTGAACTCAAATACAACTGGGAATCAGATAGGATGGAGCTAGACTTCGATACCTACTATGCTTATGTAGATGCGTTGCTAGAAGCACTAGCACCTGCATACAGGGAACGGTTGCTGGAGCGTATCCAGAATGACTGGACTCCAATGGAGAAGTTATACTGGCAGTTTAGCCGAGACTTTGCTCGCCCCTACCGTAACCTTAAAACTGTAGTCCTAAGCGAATATACTGAGGAGGAAGTGAAGATTATCCGAAGATATGAGGTAGCAAGAGGAGCAGAACGAGAGGAAATCCAGAATATCATGGGGACTGATGGCAAGCTAATAGCAGGCTACCAGAAGCGTCTCCGAGAAGCTCGTCAGCGCTACCGTATCCTTGACCCTACCCTAGATGCTTGGCTATACTTCTTCGGGACTACCGATAAGTTTATGTCCCATGAGTCAGAAGAAATCTACAATGACCTGGCCAAGCAATACCTAACAACAGCAATGATAGGAGAAGCTAAATAAAATAATGGCTGATTACATTATCCTTGACATACCCAGTTACATATGTTATACTGAGAGATAATGGAGGTTACAATATGAGCGAAGATATTAAGAACCAGACACCTGGTGCTGCTGGAGACCCTGTGGTTAGTACTCCTACTCCTGACCCTGCAAAGGTAGCTACTCCTGCTACTCCTGTCATGGAGTATAAGGACGGTGCTGTATTTGTAGATGGTAAGAAGATGGTAAAGGAATCTGACCTTATGGCACTCAAGCAGAGTTCAGAGTCAGCAGCTGAGAGAGCACAGGCAGCTCATAATGAGGCAGTAGATGCTGTCCGATTAGAGCTGTCATCTGCTCAACAAGCATTAGCCGACTCGAACGCTGAACTAACAAAAGCCAAGGAAGCCCTAGGGCAGGGTGCAACAACCAATGAGGAAGTTGCGAGAATCGAGCAGGAAAGAAAAGATGCCTTAGCAAAGGTAGAGTCCTTGACCACAGAAGCTGGCAAGGCTCTGGAGCTTAAGAAAGCTCTACTAATAGCTCAATATCCTGGCGTAACTGCTGAGAAATTGGCTGAAAAAACTATGGAACAGCTTGATTCTTTCGAGGAAGCCTTAAAGGCTGTATCCTCAGTGAAGGGAAGTGGTATAGGGCCTTATGCAGCTGGCGGAGGATTAGGGCAAGCAACTCCCCCAACAGATTATGACAGGAGAAAAGCAGCCCTAGCATCTGCAGCTGTAGGGACTCGTACTACCGAACCTACAGAAAAATAACTTTATAAGGAGAAACTACATTGAATTACGAAGAATTCAAATCTGTTAAAGAGGAGGTGAAATAAGATGGCGGACTCGGGAGGTCATTGGACTACCTTAGCGGCTGCACAGAAGCTAACTCAGTCGACTAAGATTCCTGGTGTCATTGAAGAAGATATCAAGCGAAACAATCCTATTGAGAGGGTTGCCGTAGCCCAAGCAGCCAAGTCAGGTCTGAAAATTGAGTGGTTGAGGGAACAATCTGCTAGCGTTACTGCTCTTGAGGATGCTGTAACCGAAGTGGATATTGGTGGTCAACTGTCCTGGTCTGAGGATGTTGACTATGATGAGAAGGAAGCTACCCTCAAGCGGAGTTATGTCCAGCGGAAGCTCGACCACTTTGTCGAGAATATCTACGCCACCTATAACAACTACGAGGTCATAATGCTTGGTGAGTGCGAGAAGGCTCTCAAGCGAAAGGTTGGTGCTAGACTAATCTACGCTGACGACAATACCTCAGGACAGTTCAACGGTATGCATGCCTGGGCAAGGGAAACTAGCGGCGACCTAAACATAGACCAGGGAGAAGGCAATGGTCTTAGCCTACAGAACCTACGTGTTATGGTAGATGCCATGAAGCATGGCTGCGATGAACTTTGGTTTCCTTTCGAGATTATGCGTAGGATGGATGCTGCCTACCAGGAGAAAGGTTTTGTAGGACTAGCAACTGGTACTGCTGGCAACCTTGGATACCTAACTCTCGGCTACAATGAACTCGGTAAGCGAGTGCTATTCTGGGATGCAATCCCAATAATCCGAACAGACTTCCTTGTCGGTGAGGAAGCGAACAGCGGACTAACAGCAACTGCTACTGATGTCCGAACCCTTTACTCATCTGACAAGACATTCTCTATATTCGGAGTTAAGCATGGCAATGTGATGGCTATGCAACCTGGACTAACCTACGCCTACGGTGGAACTGAAGGAATGGGAGACTTCTACAAGCTGGTGAGGTTTCCTGAGCTGGAAGACTATGATGCTGGAGGTATTAGGTTGGTCAACTATGGAGCTGTACTCCTAGGGTCTTCACTATGTCTAGGCAGGATTGCTGACATGGATGATGCAGCGATAACTGTCTAAGGCAGAAGAAACTAATAAAGGAAAAACAAAATGAGTACTGTTTATCAGAGTAAGGTAATGTCTAAGGCTGGTAGCTCTTCTATTGATGCTGACCATATAGAGATAATGACTGTTCTTGGCACTAAGAATGTGCGTATCAATAGTAGGGACTATACTGATACCAGTGGAGATGTTACCGCTGTTCAATCTAAACCTAATATCTCAGTAGGTGGAACTACTGGTGTAACTGGAGTAGAGGTCTCGCCTAGATTTGCTAGTGGTATAGCTGGCAGCAAGTGTGTGGGTATAATGTCTAATCCTATTCTCAAGGGCGCTGCTGGTGGAAATCTTAGTAGCGACATGAGATGCTACGAGGGCAAGCTGGAGAGTGATAGTGGCAGCACTAGAACTATTGCTGGCGGAGCCTATGTCCTCCACGCTATGCAAGCGCTACATGGGACTGTAACTGGCGGAGCTTATCCTGTTGCTGTTGATGCAGCAGGAGGCAATGTAGCTTGGTCTGGCTTTGCTAAGCTACCTGATGATAGTCAAGTAGCTGAAGATGCAACCACTGGGACTAGTGGAACTAAGAAGGGTTGGATAAAGCTCATGGTAGGCTCTGTTACTAGGTATATTCGCCTATATGATACTGGTACTTAGGTGATAGGCTTTGGCGGCTGAGCCCTTAATCAACCGCCAGGGGGAAGGTAAGTATGAAATCATATACTTTGAAGTTGGTGGAAGAAGATAGAGTGCAACTCAAATCTGACTTGTTGCAGTATCAACAGCAGCTAGCTACTGCTCAGACTAGTATCCTTAGAGTAGAGGGTGCTCTGATACTTCTTAACCAGATTGAGAAGTATATACAAGATGTTAAGGAGGAGTAGGTTATGAGCATAAAGCTTAAAGTATCCGACGCAGACAAGAAGCAGATGGCAAATCACGATATTGAGGCTAGGGTTCTAAATGCCTTGCTTGGTGAGCGTAGGTTCCTGCTGGAGACTAAGGCTAAGGAAATCCTAGAAACTAATGGCCTATCTTCAAGTCTCTATGTCATGTCCTTCAATCCTGCTAAGGATGAATGGGAAGCTATGCTGAAGCCAGGAATCATATCAGTACCTACTCCTGGTGGAAATCCAGCAGAGATAAAGAAGAATTAAGGAGGCACTATGCCAAACTCAGCAATGGATAATTTAACCAGTGAATCAACAGACCAGCAAGTACAAGCTGCTGTGTCTGCTGAGATAGAACTCTGTATGAACCAGCCTGCTCCGCCTGGTGCTGAAGACCAGCAGAAATACTGTGCAGGTAAGGCTTACGGAATGGCTCGGGAAAAGACGGGCAAGGAATTAAACTACGGTAAGTAAAGGAGAAATCAATGGGATTGAGATTAGGCTCTTGGAAAACAGTAACAATAACTAAAAATGACGACCCTGCTGTGTCAACTGAGACTGACCTTGGCGGAGTATTCAGGAATGTCCAAGTCTACAGCCCAGCAATAGACTCAGCTACACTAACAGTCAAGCCTAGCCGATTGACTGCAGATACAGCAGTTCAGGCATACACTATGGATGGTAATGCTACTGGTGACTTTGTGAATACTACCACTGCCAGAACAACTGCTGGTATGAATGTCTTTAAGGACATCTGTGCAAGGTTTGTAACCCTGCTGCTCAATGCGGAGCAGACGACAGCAACCGTCACATTCTATGTAAGGGGCATAGACCCGCTGTAATGGAGACAACATGGCTAGGTCAGTTTCAGCAACCTACCTAGCAGCCTCAAAGGCAGCGAGCAAGACTCCCTACTTCAAACTCCTATTCCATCCTACTGCTGGCGGTGCTAATGTAGACTTATCCTCAGATAGCAGCGCTTATGGTAATCGCATAATCTACATAGACCATATCGAGGAGCCTTACAATGACTATGCCACTATTATCTTCAGGAATAAAGATAGAGACATACCTCAGCTTCTTGGCTACTGGATAGAGATAGGTTTTGGCTATGTAACTGGAGCTGGTAAGGAATATCTTGGTGATGGCACTAATGAGCCAGCACCTCCTCGTCTCTGGGTAATGCACCAGCAGACTATCTCAGCAGGCGGCAAGTTGTGGGAGCTACTAGAACTAGAAGGTATGTGGTCTCTTCTGCGGAAGACCCTTATCCGAGTAGGCAGTCCTCCTCTCTATACTGCAAGCTATACTACTGATACTATCTACGACATCATAGAAATCATCCTTGGCGAAGTAGACTCTGCAATGACTCTCAATGCACTAGCTGAGGATGATGGTATCATTGACGACTTGCAGCCTCAGTTTGACATCGATGCGATACCTTTTGAGTATGCTGATGCTTTAATATATAGACTGCTCAATATGACAGCATCCTACCTGAAGCCTCTGGATGATTTGGAGTGGGAGATAAAGTTTCCCCAAGATGATGATGCTGTGGACTTAACCTTCTACTCATATCAGGCTCCTTACTTCTATGAGTATATGGAGAGAACAAATGTTCTAATTCCTAATCACATATTAGTCTATGGCAATGAAGGTGATGATGGTCTGTGGGCTAGCTATATAACTGGTGAGGCTGAGGATGCTGATGAGGTAGCTAGCTATGCCGATGTTATCAGAGTTGTTCTGTCAGGCTCATTGACTCAACAGGCAGATGTGGATGCTAGAGCAGCTGCTCTGTTAGCTAGAGCTAAGTTTGAGCAGATGGCTGGCAGAATGGTTGCTCCTCACGATGGTAGAGTTGAGCTGTATGATTATATACAGATAGTTGATAGTAGGGCAGTAGTATGATAGACTATATCAAGGTATATGCCTGGACTAAGTGTACTGACCCATCTCAGTCTGACCTAACCTCAGATTTCTGCTCTAGGGCTGGAGTTGTTACTGACGCATCGAACTGGGGAGGACCTGGCGATTATGGCGATGTAGACTTTGGTGGACAAGCTCCTCTGGGAAGTTGGTGGAGGAATAATAAGAACTGGAGGGAGATATATGGGATTCTGACAACAAATCCTGTAACCTCATTAGCATGGCAGGAGGAAGATATTGATACAGCTCAGTTTGGTGTAGCCCTATTTACTAGGGAAGACTCTGGATTCTTTACTGCGTGTTATAAGGTAAAAGTAGAGATTTATAGAAGCACTGGTATGTCAGTATATAAGCCATCAGCAGATGGTAGTTACTTAGGATGTAGTCTTCAACCAGCTGAAGGTGATACTTATGATTACTTGAGCGATGATGATGAGGACACTTACATATATGCTAACTACCGAGGCGGTACTAATTTCTGGTGCTCTAGTGTATTAGTAGAACGTAAGGTTAATACCTACCCTTCTAACGATACAGCTAGAGTATCTTCCATCCGCAGAATCTATCATCCTGGACTCTACCGTATGGAACTAGCACTTGGTGAACTTGGCTTTGAGGTAGATGTATCGGAAGTAGGTATGAGGAAGATACCTGATGAAGTTGAGGAGCCAGAAATTCCGTCAGAAGATGAGCAACCAGCTGCAGTTCCTGTAGGTAAGGAACTTACCCCAGAAGATTGGACAGAAATAATTAAACAGCAGCAAGCTAGTGACTGGTATAAATCTGTGACTACTCCGCCACCTACTGTATCAACTAAAACTACTGCACTAGACCAGATGCCAACATTTAAGCCATCACCTTCTGACAAGACAATTCCTATAAGCAGCAAGAAGAAGTTTACTGTTACGCTAGCAAATGGTTCTGTTACTACAGTGCAAGCTGATAACCTATCTACAGCCAAGTGGCTAGCATGGGAGTCATTTGAGAGATGGGGAATAAAAGTTATTAGCGTAGTAGAGGGATAACAATGGGAAGAAAGTATTCAGGACATAGACCAGAGGATAAGCCAGTATTCGTCAATCCTCTTGATATGGACTTTGAGAAGAGGCGTATGTTTGTTCCGATAACATACAGTGCACCTACTCCTCCAGTAATAGTGGGCAGGGATTACTTACGTGTCAAGAACTCCTCTGGAGGTGAACTTGCTGCTGGCGATGTAGTTGTGCTCAAGAATGAAGCTGCTGGTGATGAGGTTACTACTACCACTACAGAGGGAGACCCGTTAGTCTTAGGCATGGTGGCTGAGACTATAGCCGATGGTGCCTATGGTCTTATACAAGTATACGGTAAGACTACAAAGCTGAAGGTTAATGGAACAGAGAACATAGCTATTGGCAACTTCATAACTACATTCACTACAGCGAAGATTGGCATGAAGGCATCTTCAGGCAAGATAGCTTTTGCTATTGCCCTTGAGGCTTATACTACTAATGATAGTAGTGGTGTTATAGATGCTCTAATTATTACACCTAGAGTGCTTAGTAGTGTAGACTTTCTCCTAGCAGATGGTAGTGTGCCTCTTACAGGCTCTTTGGATTTCAATCTGCAGCAAGCTGTAGATATGGTAGTAATGACAGTTGCTAATGAGGCAGCATTACCTACTACAGATATAGCAGTAGGGCAGCTTTGCTTTGCGACTGCTGAATTGACACTGCATATCTGCACAGCAATCTCATAATAATATGGCATACGCTCAAATAAATCTGACAGGTTGTGGGATACATAAGAATAGAGCAAAGCTACGGCTTGACTTCTTTCTGAATCCTGACGAGCCAAACTATAATGGCGATACCCCTTTTCATTCTCATTTTATCTATCCTGACAAGAACACCTCAGATGCTGACATTAAGGCGGAGATAGAGAAGTGCCTTAATTACTTCTATGCCTTTCACCAGTACTGTTGGGATAAAGGACTTAACTTCATAGATGAATGGAAGAAAGTGCCATCACGGAAGGGACAGGTCAGGCAACCATTCGTCAAAGGCGAGGCGAAAGATGTCAAGGCAAATAAAGCTAAAGTCCAGAACATTGTTAAGAGAGCCAAGTCCTTTCAAGTTGGAATAGCAAAAGTCCCGCCTCAAGACCTTGATATAGGAGAGAAGGGAACGATTGATGTCGGGAGTGCAGTAATAGATAGGCAAAGTACTCAAGCGTTATCTTCTTCCACCTGGGTTCAGACGGTAATAGATTTCAATAATCCAGCTAATGCAGCAGGGGTGATAGATACAGTAGAGGCTTATTTCTCAACTGCCTCCGAAGGGAATGTCTTCCGTGTTGGCACTTTCCAGGATGATGGGAGTGGGGATTTCACCTGCCATGATGCAGAGGAGATAGGTGAGGTTGAGTCAACAGGATATAACAAATTTACTGGACTTTCCATAGATATAGATGAAGGTGAATACATCGGGGCAGATTCCGATACAGTAGGTCATTATCTAGTTATAGAGTATGGGCCTAGTGGCAGTGGCGTTTATGTTGCGTTTGCGGAAAGTTATTGTGACCCGTCAGATTCAGGCCACTTCAACGATGCACCATACGCAATATCCCTCTATGGCACAGGGACAGAGGGTGTTGGAAACCATCTATTAGCGGAGGATACCAACACTCTCTTAATAGATGAGAACATTCTACTAGTACAGTAAGGAGAAAATTAAATGGCAGTAACATGGAAGAAGGTAGGCTTTTATAGTACCCTCTTAACAGTTGAGGAACAGGAAATAGTTGGAAGGTTAACTGGGGGAGACCTAGATGGTATTGCTATAGGTATCGCTGATAACAATATGGTGCAGGTAGATGGCACTATCAATAATGGTGAATACCTTAAAGCTACCGCCAATGGAGCAGAAGGAAAAACATTTGCTGAAGTTGCATCAGACATATCTAGTAGCATAACAGCACTAGGAGCTGTTGGAACTAAAGCTACTCCTGTTAATGCTGACAAGGTATTACAACGGAACAGCGCTGCTAGTGATGCTTTAGTTACTTCTACCTGGACTCAAATCAAGGCATTTCTTAAAACCTATTGGGACACTCTTTATGAAGCTCTTGGTGCTGTAGCTACTCATGCTGGATTAACTACAGGAGTTCATGGAGTAGGTGCTGGCACTATAGGTATTCTCAATAAGGACAAAACTATTCAAGATGCTGATACTGACACCAAGATACAAGTAGAAAAATCAGCCGATGAAGATATAATCAGAATGGATGTAGTGGGAATTGAGGCTTTCCTCCTGCATAATGATGGCATATTAACTTTAGCAAAGCAGTCAGATGCTAGAGCATATAAGGACGGCACTCAGAGCATAGCAATAGATACAAACGTATTAGTTGAGCTGGACACCATTGACTTTGACCAGAATAGTGAATTTGATACCTCAGCGGGTAACTACTGCTTCACTGCAAAGCAGGCTGGGATATACCTGATATCTACTTGTGTAACTTTTATCGCAGCAGAAATTGGAGAAAGGTATCAGGTCATGGTGCAACTGAATGGTGCGACTCAGGGGTTTAATGAGATTTATGCAGCTGGCACCTATAGAGCAATTTTGCCCTTTCTAACATGTATTGATATGGCAATAGGTGATGTTATCACTCTTCTTGTTTTTCATACTTCTGCAGTGGCTAAGAATATTGGCACTGATAACAGGTATGTTTGGATGGCAGTCACCAAATTAGCATAGAAGGATACTATGGGAAAAGATTTAGGAGATTCTAATGCAAAAGACAACCGATGATAGGAGGTTACAATGGCTAAAGATGAAGTACAACTAATCTACGACCTGAGGACAGACCTTGGGGACATAGCAGAAACAGAGTGGGATGCTATCGAACTGATACGAGCATTGGAGAGGGCCAACTCTGACCTGAGCCGATTCCTACCTCGTGAACTTATATTCGACCTGTCACTAACATCTACCATCATCGAGGACGATGTGATGATAGACTTGTCTGACTACATAGATGAAGATGATGGTATGGAAGGGTTTATCAGAGTCCACAGGGTAGAATATCCTACAGGTCAAGTTCCTCAATCCTTTGTCAGCTTTGATGTCTTTGGACAGATGCTGATAATTACTGGCATGGCTGAATCAGCAGGGCAGCAACAACTGAAGGCTGGCGAAACTATCCGCATCTACTATGATGCTCCTCATGTTCTGGCAGATGATGATGAGCCTGGCACCTGTCCGCCATTTCTCGAGAACACTATGATAATGGCTGCTTCTGCCTATGCCCTATTTCAGCGAGCACTAGACATGATTCATCAAGCAGACTCAGACTTCACATTATCTAGAACTGCCCTTACAAATGCTGGAACTGCACTAGCCAAAGTTGCTACATACCTAGAGGATAATACCAATGAGGATAGCAAATACTGGCTAACCAAGATAACTACAGACATAGCAGGGCTAAGAACAGCTGTACTTGCTGACCTTGACCCTCTCAATGCTTATCTGGATAGTGTAGCTGACGACCTAGATGCTGCTGATGATGTTATTGCTAACTATATGGGCACTACCAACTATCTGGATGGAGGAACAGAACCAGATGTCAAGGCATACCTTGAGAGTGGCGATGCTTTGCTGAACACTATAGCTGATGGTGGTGAAGGACAGGAAGTTGCCCATGCCTACCGTCAGTATGCTCAAACTGTGAAGGATGCTCTAATAGCTCCTCATGAAGAGAATAGGCGGATGCTATATCAGAATGCTGTAGCCCGAACTAACGCTGCTATGATATATGCTCAGGGGGCAGCTCAAAGGCTAAGCAATCTAAGAAGCTATATTGAGCAGGCAGATGCTTGGGGAATGATAGCACAGAGGTTTATTGCTGAGGCAGAACAGCGACTGGCTGACAGTATCCAGTACAACAACATAGCACTCCATAATATAGAACTGGCTAACAGATTGAAGGAGCAGGCTGAGGCAAGAAGAGATGAGGCATGGAGTATTTTCAGGGACAGAAAACAGTACATCGGAGACTTCAGCCAAGCACCAGTGAGACAAATGCAACAATATAGTTAATTGACTGAGGGACTCACCGTCTTAGGATAGCGGTGAGCACCTCCTTTCTGAGCAGCGGACTGTCTGGCTAGTTGCCGCTAGGCAGTCTGTCTGCTTTTTACTCCCATCTCCAAGTCTGCTTAACATCAAAAGGCATTCTGAACTCTGCTATGTTCTCTAGCTCTTCTATAGGAAACTGATGGTCTCCATCTAGGTCTATACTGTCATGGACTGTTATAGCCATGACTGGAGGGCCTAGCCCTTTACCATTGCATAGTAGTATCGCTCGTTTGATTATTTCTCCATCACTCCCCAAAACTGGATAGTTGACTGCCTTCCGCTTCATTCCCTCAGTATATAATGCTCCCCACTGATTATATTCTTCTGGTATGGCTATCCGTCTTCCAAACAATGTAGGCTCAGACCAGCCACTCTTCAGTGATGCTCGCTGAACTGTTGTTACCCAGTCAGCAACTCCTCTATATGCTCTTAGCCAGTCATCTAGCAGCCTTCCACAGAAGTTTACATCCTTAATCTTAGCTTGCTCAGATATGGTCTTGGCAGTAGCACCATATGCTACGGCAAAGTTCAATGTCTTGGCTAGTGGTCTTGGAACTCCCATCTTGTTGGCAGTATGCTGATGGATGTCGGCTTTCTCAGGGTCAGGATTGTAAAGTATATCTAACATGTCCCTGTCGCCTGACATATTAGCAAGGATGTAAAGATGCTCACGCTGATAGTCTCCACTGGTAAAGCAGCCATTATCAGGCAGGAGAATATGTCTGCAGTCTGGAGGGATATTCTGGATATTTCTATTACGGCTATTGAGTCTACCGACTACAGTATCTAAATAGTATTCGGTATTATGAGTTACCATACCTTCAGCTACAAATGTATGGCAATCAGTAACCATATTTATCAAGTCAGTGTTAGCTAGTGGCTCTATGCTTATTACCTTAGCTGGCTTGAAGCCAACAGGCTTTCTATTCTCCCACACTTTATAAGCATTTTGAAGTAATCGTCTAGGTCTAATAGTCCCTAGAAATCTCATACTTTCAGTCATATTAAACCTAACACACATAGTAAGATGTTTCTTATTCTGCTCAGTTACATATCCTTTGAATCCTGCTTCATTAAGCATAAATAGTATCCACTGCCAGGTATCTCCAGGCTTCTGAACTATACCTACATGGGCATTGGAAGCATAACCTTCTCCATCGGCTATTCCTGCAAGATAGCCTGCTGTCCATGATTCTTTATCTTCTTCCCAAGGGTCAACTACATACTTTATTATGTGTCCTGGTCTAAGCTCGTCTGTCCTTATCCATCTAACTCCAGTTTTGAAGTAGTAATTGCTATCTCCAGCTCCTAAAACTAGCCAGGGATGCTCACCGTTAGCAATGACTTCACTTTTATCTGTAGTAATTCGGTAGGCTGGACCTGATAGCCAGTCCATCTTAACTACCTTAGTCCTTATCATCTTCCAGGACCTACCATCACTATGCCTATCTTTATCTATTCCTACTACTTCGTCTCCAGGATTTATGTCTACTATAGGTAGCCATCTAAGATCTGCTGTCAATATCCTAGTACTAGGGTGCAGACAATAAAATCTATCCTGCTGAGCCATAGGTCTGATATATGTATTGAGTAGCTTGCTCTTACCACGATACTCTAGTATTGAAACTGCCAGTGGGTCTTCTAGAAACTGAAGGTCCTTCTCGGCAGTTGATAGCTGCTTCTTCTTCCTGGTCTTTCCTCCTTTGGTGAATGGGAGAAAGTTACCGCGCTTGCCAAGGATATATCCTACCTGCTGTGGACTGCCTGGATTCTCAATGCCAGCATCCCTGATAATCTTATAGTAGATTTCAATATCCTTCTCTAGCTTAGCATCCATCTCAGTTCGGGCATCTTGGTCTATGGCTATACCTCTCATGCTTATATCTATCAGTATTGGTATAACTTCCATCTCAACCTTGAAGTAATCCTTGTACTGAGCATCTATAAGAGGTTTATATTTTAGGTATAGTGCATAGGTTGCTCTTGCATCCCGCTGGCACTTATCAGCCAGAGCAATAGGGTCTATGTCTAGCATGGTCTTTTTGCCTGCTAGCATTGTCTTGGCTGCTGTAACATCTATGCCAAGGTTCTCACCATTCTCACTTGCTAAGTATGGCAGGTCTGTTTGGATTCTGCCAAGCAATCTGGCTGCTGTGTTAGTATCGAATATGTTAGACCTGTCAAATCCCTCCATTCCAGGCACCATCGGCATTACTCCCATATCGAATAAGATGTTGTGTGCTGCCTTACATACCTTGGGACTGAACATACAGGGTTTGAGTAGTTCTATCTCTCTGGTAGGCTCAGGGTAGGTAGGAAACCATATAGCCTCATCTGGTGAGAATGCGATAGCAAAGCCAAGTGGCATTCTCTCTTTCAGGGATACGGTCTCTGCATCGAAGGCAATAGTCTCTGGAGGATTGGCTAGCAGGTTGCGGATATAATCTGCATTCTTCTGACCAGTGTTGCTGTAGTAGGTAATCATCTACTTCATATTGTCTAATGCTGTGAAGGTTCCGAACCTGTCAAAGTATCCTAGCAATCCTGCTGCCTTCATCACTTGTGTGCAGTTGTGGCAGCACATATCTCTCTCCATGCTGTCCCAGTAATACAATACTGCACCATCGACTGGCAGTCCAAACTTAGCAGCCTGACATACAGCATTTACCTCAGCATGGATTGCTCGTTGGCAGTGTCCGTTCTCCATAATGCAGCCTTCATCAATGCAGTGAGGTGAGTTAGCAGGTGCTCCATTATAGCCAGTAGATATAATCCTATTGTCTTTGACTATGACTGCCCCTACCTGTGCTCTTGGACAGGTAGCTCGCTGTGCTACCTCACAGGCTATGTTTATGAAGTAGTCAGTCCAGTTAGGTCTATACATATTAACCTCACTTAATGGTTGCCTTCTCATGTTAGCCTCCTTTCCTTAATACTACTATGCTTTCATCATCAACTGTCTCTATACCCTTAGCCCTACGAGCAGCAGTGTAAGGCATCCCAGGAGCAGCCCATTTGAAGTGCTCATCTGGATTATGGCTGAATCCTGCACTTACACTAGCATCAATAGCCTTCTGAACTAACTGCACACGATGTCCCTTCTCTATATGGTCTTTCACAATTAGTGTCATGCTGCCATTAGGCTTCAATGTATCATAGCACTTCTTGTATATCAACTCCATCTCATATCCCCAGATGAAGTCAGTCATAGTGCCAAGGTTCAGTGGAGACTTAGAGTATTCGGCAAAGGCATAGCCAGTATCTACATTCCACTTGTCAGTTCCTTTGGTGTGCATTATAGTTGCGTACTGTGGACTGAAGATTATGTGGTCTGCTAGGTTAGGTATGGGGAGATACTGCTGACAAGGCATATTGATAAGAACTATATGCTCACTGATTCCTGGTGCTATATTCTCCAGCTTATCTACAGCTGCAACTTGTAAGGCGTGGAACATCTCACTAATCTCTACACAGATGACTTCCCTGCCTATGAGTGCTCCTACCATTAAGGTTCCTGTGCCAGCCATAATGTCTATGAGGACTTGCCCTTCCTCGGATACATACTCAATGATAGACTGGACAAGATAGACATTCGCCTTGGCAGGATGAGTATTAACCTCAGGAGGAAACATTCTTTTGCGATACTCGGAGTCGGCAGGAAATTTAATCCAGTCCTGCTCGTTACGAGGATATTCACTAGCGAACTGCTTCATTCCAGTCGTCTCCTTTTATCCACTCTCTACGACACTTAGGACAGTGGAATAGAACATTACTTTCTGGGTTCCTATGCCATACTAGAGGAACCTTACACTTGAAGCAGTAAGGAATAATTGCAATGTAGCAGGTGTTCCATCCCTGCTGAAGTGCTTGCTGTTTATACTCCAACTTAAATGGAATGTGAATCTTCTTGGGTGGTTCTCCGTTTAGTTCAGTTATGGTATCGAGTCCGCCAATTTGCTGTTCTTTCTTCATATGTCCCTCCCTAATGACCTTTGTAGTCTCTCAGCCATTGTCTTACCTATACCATCAATGGCAGTTAGTTCCTTGGTGGGTGCTATGGCTATATCTAGCAGATTACAGAATCTCTCGGCCAGCGCACTAGCTCTAACCTCTCCTATCCCAAGATTATAAGTCGTGGACAATAGCAACAATGCCTTGGTAAGTCTATATATCTCAAGCTCGCCTGCTGTCATGTTCTTCTCATGCTTGATATAAACCTTTGGTCTGTATATCCGCTTGAATGTAGAGTGCGTCTCAGGTGGCTTCTGTTCATTCTTGTATATGGATATTAGTAGTCTGGCTGTCTCTTCCCAGTTGTTGGTATAGTATGTGATAATACCAAACTGGCTAAGCCTGTATATCCAAGCATATAGTTCGGACATTCTGACTGTGGTGAAGCTATGTCCGTGTTCTATAAAGCCTGCTGGTGTAACAGGATAAGTAAACACCTTAGCTCCCAAGTCCCTAGTAGAAGGCATTGATGCAGAACCTCTGCTACCAGAACCACCACCACTCCTCCCCCCACCTACCGTTTGGATAGAGGCTGCTGCTTCCTTCATATACAACTTGACAGGGCTCAGCAGACCCTCAATAATCTGATTGGTCTCATCGGCAGAATCGTAATACCGTCTCAACTCATCTTCCATACTATCAACATTACCGACTAGTTCACCTGCCTGAACCCTACCGAACTGTCTAGTCTTGCCCTCATAGTTACCAAAGAAGTAGTCAGCCATTCCTCGCTGATTGAGTGGAGCCTTAGTGGTAGGTATAGCCTGCTGGAGCAGGTTAATGATAGTGTCAGGCTCAGATGTATCGACTAAAATCATCTTACCTATGCTGGCTTCTCTATCTCTGCCTCAAGCTCCTTGCTCTCATCCACCTTAGCTTCAGGCTTGAGGTCTCTGGCTATCTTCCTGTCAAATCCTACATCCCTGCCACCCATACCATCTGGATGCCCAACACCTATGTCTCCCCCTGGAGGCATCTTGGGCTGACGGTCAGTCTGTTCGGCAGCTGCCTTAGCCTTTGCAAGTGCAGCCCTGGCAGGTGATAATTCTTCCGATGTCTGCTCTTCCTTTAACTCTTTCACTTGTTCTATAAGGTCTTCTACCTTCTCTGTTGCTTCAGCCACTTCCTCTTTGGCTATCTCCTCATCCCTTGGAACTTCCTCTATCGGTGTCTCAGGAATATCCTTCCCATCCTCAATAATCTCCTGCACTATTGGCTCATCTACCTCAACATACTTAATTGGGATGAGAACACCAGGAATCCTAGGATGAGGTACTGCTGGAAACTTAGGGAAGATTATCTCCTTAGGGTCTTCGTTATGGGAAGCATATAGGTAGCTTAGAACATAAGCACCTAAGGCATAATTGATGTCCCTAGCCTCCATTTGCATCTGTTTTCTCATAGTACTTACAATCATTATAACCTCCTTTACTTTAGCATCTTTCCTGCTGGATTCTCATGTCGAGGAACCCAAGCAAACCTTACATCTACATTCTGAATCTGCTGCCATACTTGCTGTGCTAGCTTCCTCAACCTATCATTCCCTATATGATATTCCCGATATAGCTGCTTAACCACTACCTCATTATCTGAACACACTAGCACAGGTGGCGGTAGCGGTCTAGCTGTATGGTCTGCTGGTGAGGCAACATTATCAAACCTAACCTCTCCAGTTGTTCTCATCCTATCTATATCTAGGTCTCCATACCTAGGGTCTAGCTCCTTATTCCACTTGAGGAAGTACTCATTCAGTCCGTAAGATATAGCTAGGTACTCTGCTTCCATAGCAGTATAGCCTGACGGTAGTGCCTGATAACCCCTGCCTCCATCCTCAAGTACATAAGCAACCATCCGAGGGTTAGCATCTACATAGAGCTTAGGCATCTCTCTCCTCCATATAGGATTGCAGTTATGTCTGGATAATCTTTGCGAATAGTATCTACTATATAGGGATTATTATCTATATGAGTTGTTATTCCATACATCTTCATCTGGGATACTTTTCGTTTGGCAGATGTTACAGATGCTAGCTTATAATTAGACCAGTCAATATCATCAAGCTGGTCAACATAGATAACTGGAAGAGATATAGCATGACTGCGTAGCCATTCGTCAGTAGCTTCCCTAGCAATGGGCTTTCTGGCAGTTATTATGTATCCTTTGTCGCCTTCTGCTAGGAATGAGTACGGATTTAGTTTGGTTGAACGAGTAGAGTAGTACAGGATTTCTATGGTGTCTAGCAGTATACTGCTAGCATCAGATAATACTTTCAGGGAGTTAATAATTCCAAAGAACCATTTCTCAGAGTTGGTAATTACTCCATCAAGGTCAAATGACACTATCATGCTGTACCTCCTTAGCATCAGTGTAAAGTTTTGGCATAAATCACCAGTCCTATTATTATAACTCCTAAGATTAAAATCATAATTGGTATGACCTTATCTTCATGCTTGTCCATCACTCTCCTCTCATCAGCCTCTGCAGATTGATAATACCTTCGTAGCTAGCAGGTATATCTAACCCAACTGCATATAGCCCCATATCTTCTAGCCCGCACTTGGTAATTCTGGCAGTAGGAGACTTTACAATCTTGCCCTCTGCCCTGCTTTCCTTCACACTCAACCACATCACCATATCTGATAACTTCTTTGTCTCCTTGAATCCATCCATAATCTGAATACCAGTCTTACCTTCTACCATATTACCCTTAGCGTCTGGCACAACTCCATACTCATCAGTAGGATAGTGTGTAAGGACTAGATTCTTGGAGAAGGTTCTGGCAGTATGTAGCACAGTCCTCATCTTATCATTAGCAGGGCCGTACTCGATAGGCTGTAACCTTTCCCTATACTCGTTCTCGTCAAAGGGAATACCCTTCTTGGTTCTAAGATGGTTAGCTAGCTGCCTCTCCTGCAACTCCTGAAGATGAGACTGATGGCAGATATTCCATAGTGCTGTAGCTGAATCTACTACAAGAGTAACAGTCTCTGGCTTCATACAGGCATCAACAAAGTCCTGAGCAAACTGCTGCCATAGCTCCTTCATACCCTCAACCTTCTTAGGATTGTATAGTCTGGTAGTTGGTGTGCCTGTCTGTCCAAGTAACTTAGCAGTCTGGATTGGCTTAGGATAGCTCTTGGATTCTATTTGTGCTAGCTCCTCTGCACTTAGTCTCCAAGCAGCTCTCCTAAATCCGCCAACATCAGTGTCGAAGTGGACTAGTGGTTTAGGAAAGGATATAGCCATTGTGGTCTTGCAAGTTCCTTCATCACCACAGATGGCAATAATGCCTATGAAGTTATCTTCCATTGACTGCCCTTCTGAAGTTTCTATTGAAGTTATTAAGTAACCTTTGAGCTTGCCTTGGGCTTAGGATTGAATCTGCTGCTCTCTTCATGGTAGCAGGACTTGCTCCATATAACCAAGGAAACATTATCTTCTTTCTATTTAGTCTATCCTCTGGGCTTGTTGCTTGATTTATGTATTCTTCTGGAGTTATTGCCATTTTTCTTTATCCTCCTCCAACTGCTTATTCTCTACTCCCATAGCAGTTGCTATTGTATTGCAGACTAGATTGTATCGGCAGTATTTACACTCAAAGTCATAGCAGTTCTGGAATGGAGTAGGTGGTATGTTGAACTCTATGCTCTTATCCAGAAATGCCTTATGCTCCATTATCTTCCTCCAATTAGTATCCAACTCTACTTGGTCAAAGTAGAACGTATCACAGTATAGCTGGGGAAATGGAGGACTATATGAACCCATCATATAGAGAACAATCAGGTCATATTCACTTGTCCCCATCATGTAGCAACCACCCTTCATATAGTCTAGCCAAGTAAAAGGAATGTACTCATCTATGTAATGGTTCTTGGCTGACTTCCTTGTGGTCTTAATTTCATTCTGACGGAAGGATAATATAAGGTCAGGCCTGTATATAATACCCTCCTTCTCAATCAGAGGTGCCTCTGCATCCTTTGGTGTAAGCACATCTTGCAGTCCGTAACCAAGAGCAAACAGCATAACCTCTTCATCATTGGGCTGTGCTGCTTGCTTTTGGTCAAGGAAAGATTTGGTCCTGCAGGTAATATACGAGCTGAGATGATTAGGCTCCCTAACCTCACGAATCTTATACAGGTCGGCTAGGTGGTCTAATACCTTACGCTTCAGTTCAGGGTTATCAACTCGTCTCATGGCTACAACCTGGATACTGGGTAGGAATAGTCAACTTCGAAAGACTACATGGGAATCGAACCCAATTACTCCTCGTGCTACAAGAAGACACCAGTTTTGTTTACCCATATCTCTAATTCCTACCCAGTCCTAAATGAGGCAGTAGGCAGCTAAGCTGCCGCTGCTACCTTGTGGAATACTCCCTGGTCGTCCTTGGTGAACTTGCCACTAACTACCATAGTGTTGGCAAAGTTGTTAGCAGCCGTAGGCGGTTGTGCTATGGACTGAAGCAATGCTCCATCAGTCTTGATAATATCACTGGCTAGAGCATCCTTGTTGAACTGAGCTAAGGTCTTGCCTTCGAGCAATGCCATAGCCAGTTCGGTAGGATTAACTCCCTGTCCGCCTGCTACTCCTACACCTTCGATGCTGTATATCGTCCAGGCTGGAGTAGGCACATCCTGGCCTTTAGGATTAGCTGCGTCTGTTGCTCTCCCATCAAATAGCATGGGCGGCTCAGGCCTACCATCCTCACCGTCTGCTAGCACCCAGCCAATCCTTACCTTCCCAAGAACATCCTTCCAACTCATCCTATCACTGTCCTTAAGAAATGCAGGATTAGAAGGGTCGAGCTGTTCTGGAGTGTACTGACTATCCGCTATCACATTGAAGGATTCTGCCATGACTCCATAACGGCTCTTCTTTCTGTTGGACTCGGTTAACTGGAATGTAAAGGTTGGAAAGTGGTAAGGCTCAATAGCCTCGAGGACTTCTATATCCTTGTGGTTGAAGGTGATACGCTGAGAGGTTCTGGCATTCTGACCCTCACCGTAGGTCTGTGCCTCCTTGGGCATACCGTCCAGTATGCTTGTGAACCTCCTGAGAGGCCCTACATCATAGTCGATTAGACCTCTAGTACTTGGGATTGTTGATTCATTTGGCATTACTTTCTTCCTCCTTAAAGATTGAGATATAATAGTTCTCTATAGCCTTTTCTATATTAGCTATATAGTTCTCTTGCTCTGCTATCCTTTTTCTTAGCTCCTCGACTGTTTTATGTATTTGGTCAAGTAGAGCATATGGTTTTTCCCTTCCTTCTGAGGCTTGTTCATTAGTCATGGCGTTACTTTCTTCTCCTTTCACTAAACATTATTTTGATTACTGATATAGGGACTGATATGAACACGACTATAAGGGCTGCAATTATCTTTTCTTCAATGGAAACACCTCCGTCTGTCTGATTTTTGCTAGTTGTATTATGGCACTCAATTATTATATATACATTATAACATATAAGTCAATAGGTGTCAATCGTCAGTGTTCTGGTCAATGCTTGGGATAAAATATAATCCCTATAACATTATATATAATACATTATAAATATACCTACAGCCGATACTCAGCCTGCCTGGCTTCCCTGCTACGAGTACACTTAGGACAGTCGCAAGGGGTATGGTAGAATCGTATATCGGCTAGCTCACTCCGTAGTATAAATAGCCTAGCACCCATTCTATCCATACTGTCCACTATCCTGCGGATTTGGTTGAGCTTGGTAAGTTCCTTATGCGGTACTAACTGCATATTGTTAATGTCAGAGTTGAAAGAATCACCATCATTGAAGTAGATAAACTCATCACTACCAAGACAGCGATTCAGATGCTCAGCCATAGCTAGTCGAGCAGGAGATATGTAGCCTTTGTAAGACATAGGATAGTAAGGGTTGTCCTTGCTGATGCGAATGTGGTTCGGGCGTTTTCTATCACTAATCATTGTTCCTCCACTTGGGCAGATTATCTGATGTTAATTATATTATTATATATAATAATGTTATAGGGATTATATTTTATCCCACTGGTCAGGTTACTTTCTGATTAGAAATTTATCCTTGTAGCCCTCCCATGCCTCGCATTTAATATGCAAATCATAAGTATCTTCCTTTCGACTGCCTGCTATCAAGGCATATCTATATGATTTATGGTATTCCTCAATCTCCTCAAATATCTCCCTGATTGTATTCTGCTCATGCTCATAATCGGCATCTCGCTGGGCTGTGGCAACTGCCTTTCGCCTTACTCTATCCAAATCACCACTCCACTGCTTAGATGGGGAGATAGCTTCTTCAGAAGCAATTAGTAATTCTCTATCACTCAATACATCTGGCTTCTCTATGTTCATTGTCCCCCCTCGCCTGCATCAAGTAAACATTGAAGCATTAGTCTCTTAAGTTCCTCTTTTCCCCAACCAGTCTTTTGCTCCAACCTTTCTAGTAATAACTTCCAAGCCTTCAAATAGATGCTCATTGTTCCTCCTTTATTCTAGTTTAGACAAGTCTCCTCTCAATGCTACATCTCCCTCATCCTCATACTTAGGGAAGAAGCGATTAAGGATTTGAGGATGGAGAGTATCTCTATCCCACCTGATTGAAGTTATGGGTAGGACTGATTCTGCATTACGGTGCTTGGTGAAGGTAGCAGTAACCTTGGTTAGTGTCCTGTCGCTAGGGTCAGGGTCTATGCGAAGGACAGTATCAGCCCATCTCATCCAAGCACGACTGCCAGTAGCATCCTGACTACCCATAGCTATAGGTATGCCTGACTCATCGGACTTAGCTTTACGAGTGTGGTGGACTATTATGAAGGAAACACCTACACTCCTTATCTCATCCATAATGAGGTCAACCTTATCAAGCAGTGGCTTAACATCTGTCTCCTCATTGATGTCTCGGTTGAACATCTTGTATAGAGGGTCGAGGATAATGACAAGAGGCAGGTCAGGGAACTCGGATACTAATAGTCGGATGTTCTTAAGAAGTGACTCCCAGCCTATTGACTCATCTATGTGAAGGAACTGTTCTGTGCGGCTAACATAGTTGTCAGGGTAGGCATAGGCTCTAGCCTTAGCATCCAGATTGTCTAGTTCTTCTGAAGTAACATTGGTCTTGCCATCTCTGGCTAGATATATATGCTGACTGCCTAAACAGTATTTCTCTAACCGCTCTCTATCTATATACATGGGAAGTTCCACCTGTAGTCTGAGAACATTAGAAGGATAGGTTTTGAAGCCTAGCCAGCTGCTACCTCTAGCAATGCAGTGGGCGGTATGAACTGCCATTATGGATTTCCAACTACCTTCATCACCGAAGATAATCATTCTGTTTCCAGTGTTCAAGACACCTGACGATATGATGCGAGTATAGTGAGGAGGCTTCCACTCCAGCAGGTCAGTGATTGTGAAGAGTTGTCTATCCTTATCGTGTATGCTCGACAACAGGTATCTCCTATTCAGGCTCATCTACCAAAGCTATTAGTAGCTGTTGGGTAGATTCATCTGACATCTGATAGGATAAACCAACTGTTCTTAGCCACTCTTTGAATGTGGACTTAATAGTAGTTAGCGTGTCCTCAATAGCCTGTGCCTCCGCATCGCACTCAGGCTCCATACATAGATTACTCCTCAGTGCTGCAGTTAGTGTAGGTGATGTAAAGTATCTCTCTGCTGCTACATCTTCTGGTATTTCCACTTTGACCTCCTTCTCCAAACAATGTTGGTGCAGTATGTATATTATAACATATAGCAGGATAAGTTGTCAATCGGTAGGGTCTGTGCAAACTGAGCAAGGTTCATAGTGCTCGTCAAGTGTGTTCTCTACAGTGTCTCTAGGCCCACCTGTCCAGCCCATTACTCTAGTAGGAATAACAAATCTTTGCTCAGTTATATCATCCATCCCACAGTAGGGACAGACACCATGCTCGTGCTCGAAGTATGTCTGGTCTTGCTCATTGAACTCAGTTCCGCAGCGGTTACACTTGTAGTTCATCTGATTGCCTCCATTAAGAATCGTTTAAGATATCTTCTCCATCGAGATATAGTAGAGCGGTCTATCTCCCAGCCATACCGACTACACACATCATTGATAGAGCCGATGAAGATGTCAGTCTTTACCTTGATATTGTACTTTGCCTCGATGTACTTCATCTTGGGTAGGAGAGGGATATTCTCAGTAATAGTTATGTCAGGCTCAGGCTGAATAATAGGCAACTTAACCTTCTTAGGCTTAGGAGGGATTAGGCCTCGCTCCTTGAGGATACGTTGACGGAGCTTGTCAGTAGAAACTTCAGCCAATTAGCCACCATTCCTTATAGCGTTAGCAAACATGGCTGCTATCATTGTGTCATTGTAGTGTACTTCTACATACCACCTGTCTCCAGAATAAGAAGGTCTGATTGTGGCCTTTCCATATATACTTTCTATTATACCACTACCAAGATGTATATTTATCCAGCTTTCTTTATTTGGATTCTTTGGTAATGATACTATAACTATACTATTTTTCTCTTTCTCATTATAGCCAAGTTCGAATGCTCTTCGATAAGAGAACTGATTTGGTAGCTTATGCTTATCCAATACTTCTATTGCTAGCTTGTCCATTCCTTCCATCATACTTCTCATTTTAGCCATCCTCCTTAATAGTTATGTGCTCATCTGACTGGCAGTTAGGGCAGCCCATCTCAACTATGATACTGCCAGGGTTGAGAGGGTCTGGCTTCTGTATAGCAGCAGGCTTACCTATGTAGTTGCATTTGCTGCAGTGAATCTCAGCATCAATATCTTCTGACTGCATTCTATATACTTTCACTAATACCTCCTTACCTAATGTTCTCTTTCATAACTCCTGAAGTTGCTCAAGGCACTGCTTGGCATACACTTTTCTTCTAACTATACTGTTGCACTCATGCCAATCCTTGTATGGCTGACCTAAATCAGTACATCTGCCATACTGAATATAGAATGGACAGAATGGACAAACATCTTCGCTACGATGTCTATTGTGGCTACGCTTAGATCTAAAGTTATGCTCACATAGGAAGCATGTAAACAAGATACTATCTGAATCATACCTGCCTCCATTCATCTTCCATCCAGACCATCCACCTTTTATATCTCCTGTTTTTGCTAGCTCAGTCCACATCTCCTTGGTTAGTTTTATAGCACGCTTGAGTCCTAGTCTTTCCAATTTAATACCTCCTCTATCTTTCTCGCTCATAACACCAACTGTCATGGCAGGTGATACAGAAAAATCTGTCAAATAGTAGTGTGCTATGCTCCATTTCCAGTTGGGGATTATGCTTCCTACTAAGAATAACTACGCCGCTGGACATACAGCTCGGACAAGTTACTATATCTAAATACTTATCATCAGATAGCCATTCATTGACATAGTTACAGTCCTCTAGGTTAGGAGTAATAGCACCATAAGGTGTAGGGACAATGGGATTACTAATGTGAGTACCTTGCATACTGAGGATTTCCTCAAGTGTACTTAACATGAGCAGGTCGTAAAGGCTGTAGCCACCAGAGTTGTATAGAGATTCCTTCTCGCCATGCAAAATTGTAAGCAGTGCTGTAGATAGTTCCTCGCCAGCCATGTCTTTAAGTTTTGCGCTCCTATCACTGACCACTTTTGTTCATATCCTTATGTTTTCTTAACCTATATATCAAGTCCCTTGCATACCATCTGGTATCAGGCATATCCTCCTCCTTAATACCAAGGCGAGCTAGTGCTGATACCTGCCTGGCAGTCGGTGGCAGTGTCCACTTAGATGATTGCTCAAGTGTGTAGCTCTTCATGTATCCATCAACCTTCTAAACTCTTTTACCTTTTCTATCTTCGATACATCCCGCATGAACTTAATTGTTATACCATTATCCCATACCAGTACTCCTCTAACAAGCTCACGAATCATAGTATAAGGTATGCTCTTGCTGAGACTTACAGATATAAAATTAAGTGCAACCTTCTGTGTGCCTTTCCAGTTGGTAGTGTCTATACTTTTTATATCATCCGCTGATGCTATGATGTCTTCTATGCTGCGAAAGTCAGTGCGACTGCACTGTCCTACAATTCTGTGTTGCATACTTCCTCCTTGTATGTCTCCTTCATAGACTGGAAGTTAGGTGGTGTCTCTCCGTCTGCTACAGCATTGACACACCTGATAGAGTATAGTCCACAATGACCTGGGTAGGCAGACGAGCCATCAGGCAAGTGGATAGTATCATCCCACTTCCAGTGAGTGCAGTCATGGCAGTAGTGTTGAAGGTTACTCATTGGCTGATACCTCCAAGGTGAACTGTGTCTCCCTTGTTGAAACTATACATAGTGTTCAGCTCTATGCTATCGGTTGACGATATTGCCTCTGCTAGCGTTGTATCTGTAGTTCCTAAGTACTGGACTCCAGCCTTCCACCAAGCATACGCTCTTAACCCTTCCCTAACTCCAGCGAAGAACATTATGATTTCATCTATAGACTTAGGCTCCATGCTCACCTCCTGTTTATATTATCCTTAGCATGATATGCCTTATGACACTTCCTATGCACGAGGGCACAGTTGCTTGACTTCATATTCATGTGGTCTCCATCTATGTGATGCTCAGTTAACTGGTCGACTCCTCGTGATGGCAGTATCTCATCCCTCACAAACGGTTTGTTACAGAAGAAACAGTTGGGCTGGTACTTCTCTATCATGCGGAAGAGGAAGTACTTGAGCCGCTGCTTCTCTTGTGAGGTTTTGACGCTCATTGCACTATGCCAAGTATCTTGATTTGCTTGGCTACTGTAATCTTTCTGTGGCTGGCATGAAGACCAGTAGCTACAGGTTCTTTCACAGCTACCTTGACAATAGCAAACATACTAGATAAAGGAGGAGTAAGTTTCCAGCTCATAGCAGCATCTTTAGTATGGAAGATATGCCAGCCATAAGGGTAATGGAATCCACCTGCATGGATTAGCTTCTCGCCAGAATGATGTGGCGCTCGATAGTATTCCTCATTTAGCCATGCACCTTGTTGTAGTTCTTGGTTATTACCTTGCATCTCAGCAAACATCTTGCCACCACGAAGCCTTACGACTTTATATCCTACTTTGCATGGTTTGAAGTTGCCTTTATAATATAAGCACATAGTTTCACCTCCTTACTACTCATATCCTAGTTACTCCCCATCCTCAGATAATCTATTGGGTATGACTTGGTACTGCTTCTGCCAACATCTTCCTTTAACTGGTGTGATTCGAGCAGGACTGCCAGCAGGTCTTTGCTATCCAACTTCCCAAGGGTAAGCAGGAAGTCCCTAGCCTCATCCTGGGCTATCTGTCCTGCGTCTATGAGGTTCTGAGTGGCTTGGCGTTCTATCTGTTCTCGTTGAATAAAGAATCTTATTGTGAGCTCTCCTCGTGAGCATACTGTAGCAGGATTCTGGCAAGTCGCTTATGTCCTGCCTTAGGATACCACTTCTTCCACCAGTTAGCTACATCTTGCATAGCATCGTCTGCTACTGTGTTAGCATCACTTTCTGCATCAGCAGCCGCCATATCCATTGCTTGCTTATCTGCTTCTGTAAATGGCATTAGTTACCTCCTTACAAAGAAACTTCCATGTATCCTGCACTTATAGGTTGCTCCACCTTGCCGCTTGCTATCCCTCTTGGAGTTGGCGTGGCAGTAAGGGCAAGGCTGGTAGGCAGGCATATCAGGTAGGTTGCTGTGTCTAAATGTTCTCGGCTTCTTAACTGCTGACGCCATACTTCACCTTCTCCTCATGCGTCATCTTCCTTGTGATGCACGGGTACTTGACACCATCTGACAGTCGGCTAACCTGCCCTCTTACAAACTGCCCTGGCTTCTGTCTAGGCAATGGTTGCTTATCCAGAATACATTGTAGTTCGTGTAAGATACGTTGGTTGACTGGCTTGTTCAGCAACCGATTGAGTATCGACCTTGTGTGCAGTTGCCGCTTGAGATAGTTACGGTCTGCATTGCTGACTTGCTTCATCTCTTCAGGTGTTAAGATGTGGCGGATAGACATTAGTTACCTCCTTCAATTGATACTATAAGCAGCGCTTTCTCGATACACTCAATACAAGCTAGGCTAACCACAAAAGTAGGCTTACTGGTTTCCTTCATTGGGCAAGTTAGTTGAGGACTACTATTTACCTTTGGACAAGCATTTGGTTTTTGCTTTGGTTCTGCCATCTTCGTATCCTTCCTCCTATGGTTTTCATTATGATATAATTATAACATACTCCTAACTTTATGTCAACCTTCCTGTTGCATTATGTAACCTCAACTATACATAATCCCCAACTGGTCTGTTGCGCCATGCAACAAGTAACTGTACTGAACTTGCCTTACTGACTGACTCACTTAAGATTCTACCTACTATGATTATGTCTTATAGGAACTGTTCTTAAAGCAAAAGAAAAGGGAGTGCTGGTAACTAACACTCCCTATCTTTACTTCTGGTACTGGTTAGATGATGCCTTCGAGTTTGAGAAGTCTCTGCCTGATAGCATACCTCCAGTTCTTATCAGTATTCGAGTCGTAGGCGGTCTTGAAGTCCATGCCATCTTTATAAACTTCTCCTCCATGCTTTGCTAGCATATCTTCAGTACTGATGTCGAACTTCTTACCAGTCCCGCCACCGCCTGCCCTTGGTGTTCGAGTTGTGGTCTTCATTAGTCGGACTGTTGGGGCTTGCTCACCGAAGTCATAAGTCAACCATATACCATCCGCCTTGTCGAGTTTGCCAGATTCAACTAATGGTGTGATTGCTCCCATAAGAACATCCTTGACTGATTCTGACATCGCATCGAGTTCGGCACGTTTGGCTTCCAATTCGGCTTTTTCGCCTGCCCGCTCCCGCTGGTCTATTTGGCGACTAACTGTCGCAACCGCCTTATAATCGCCTGCTGTTAGTGCCGACTGGAGTTGTGCCATGAGTTGCTCCTTGGTTACAGGCTCGGGTGCTGGTTGTTCAGGTGTGACTGGTTCCTGTGTGATTGGTTCTGGCTTATCCTTTGCCATGTGTTCGCCTCCCTTATGGAATAGCGTTTGATTATTATGCTTTTGGCATAATCGCTATTCTTTTGTTAAAGTGCTGAGCTGTTACCACTTCCCAGCTCGGATTGAGTTGTGATTTAATTCTCAATCATGGTTAATCATAACATATCCTGTCCTGATTGTCAACCTTTTTCAGACATAATCCACCAGAAAATTTGCTCGGAACATCTGTGCTAGTTTGTGTGATGATGGCAGGGAGTAGCACATATGTGCTGATGGCAGGGGATGGCAGGCTGTGTCCTACCTGACTGACTCATGCCTGAACTGTTCTCATGTTGATAGTTCACGGCTGGGTTGCTCCTGCATGGATTGTTCTTATGCTGGTTGTTCTTATGTGAGTCGCTACCACATGATAGACAGTAGCACATATGTTCTATAGTACAGATGTTCGACTGGATATTTAATACGCTCACAACTCATAGGGGTATAGGTCATATAAGAATAAAGTCCGTGCCATACGGGTAGGCAACTTTGGTGGATGTATTATTATACTATAGGAGAACGGAGATTTTAGGATTAGCAAAACTGAACTTATGATATATTTGCTTTTACTGGATATGCTCCCATACGGCATAGCCTTCGTTCCTCATCAGTTAGTTCATGTCCATACCACTTGATTTCTAATAGCCTGTCCATCTCTTTATCATGCTGAACTATCTCAGCAACTTCTCTATTTATCCTTTCACTGTCCTCTTGGCTCAAGCACCAGCGTGTTCCACTATCAAGTTCTTGCTCCAGCCTTGCGATATACTGGTTTATTAGGAGCTGTCGCTTCTTTGCTTCTTCTAAGCGTCTCTCTAAGCTTAGTATCTCTTCACTTGATAGTGGTCTTGTTCCCATTCTCCCTTATCGATTATCTCCTTCTCCATGAACTTTATCTCTAGCAGCCCGACTGGCTAACTTCTCCAGATTACTTACAGCGATGTCGCTTAGGTTGAAGCCTAGTTCAGTTGCCAAATTAGCAATATACCATAGAACATCACCAAGTTCGGTTCCTATGCTGAACGCATCCATATCTGGGGCTTTTGGTAGTTTACCTCCTTTATCCCGATATATCTTCTTTACCTTCTCAGCAACCTCGCCCGCTTCTCCGTTTAGTCCTAGTGCAGGATACCATAGGTTGTTGCCAAGGTCAGGGTATACTGCTGTCTTGCGAGCCTCTATCTGATACTTGTCAAAGTCATCTAACTCAGTTGTTTTCTCCTTATCAATTTCAAACAGTACGGTGTATCCTGCCTTAGTCGGTTGTTCTATTGATTCTATCACAATGAGCCTTCTAGGCGAAGTTATGCTGTACTTTGCAATAAGTGCTTCCTCTACGCTGCCATGCTCTACTGTCTCAAAGTAGCTTATATAGTCTTTGATTGCCATTATGATGCCTCCTTTCTGTCATATTCCTTATCCTCCATTATCTTAATAACTAAGTTAGCGAACTTCCCATCGTCTCCTATCTCCTGCCTAGCATACCATAAGTCTTGCAGCTTAGCTACCATTACCTTAGCCTCCCTGTGTTTGTCAAGAAACTTACAATATCCTCTCTGAGTGCCAAGATACTTAATCAGTTGTTCTAGCTCAGTAGCACCGCCTAGCATTGTAGGTAGCCAGATATGCTTAAGACACCTACTACATTTGAATAAGCTTCCTCCATCAAAAGTATGATTGGCTATGAGGTAGTGAGGTTGGCCATCTGGACATAAGGCAGTTATCCATTCTATCCCCAAGTCGGCGGCACTCCGCCTAGGGGTAGTATCATTTCTTTCAACTCCTCTATCTGGCTTCCTACCTTTATCATGTCGTCTGTGTCTTTTTGACTTTGGTCTTCCAGCGGCATCAGCATGAGGAGCTTCAACTTCTGCACCAGGCGAGCTCTCTGTCGTAATATCTTCAATCGCTCGGCCTTTTGCTTTTTTGTTAGTTGAAGCTGTTTTCTTCCTCTTGTTTCTGCTACTGGGTGGTCCTTGAGATAAGCGAGGCCTGCTGCCAACCAGCAGCACACTAGGCCTTCCTCGCTTTCTTTTTGAGCGTGCCATCGGAAGTGTGTTATCCATTTTCTATTCTCTCCTCCTTCCTTGGAGGTTCTCCATAATTTGCCAACTACCATAACGGAGCCTAAGGTGATAGGCTCTTTACAGTAGCTGCAGTGGGGTACTGTCTTACGGCATACAGTTAGCCAGATGTCCATATTAGGTACTGTCAGCTAAATTGTCGTTTATTCTCTTGGCAAAATCTAGTAACTGAGGAATAGTAAACCAACCATCTATGCAGATGGAGTCTCCTACCTCCATTCCGTATACTTCTGTTTCTTCATTAAGATAGGATGCTAGCTTATTAAGCTTAGCCTCCTTTATATCATAATCTTCTGAGCTTATCATACCTTAGCCACACTTACTAAATCCACAAGCTGGACAGGCTACACAGCCTTCCTGATACTGCATATTCCCTCCACAGTCAGGGCATACCTTACTGGATATGGTCTGAGCCTGCTGACCAAGTGAATGAGGATAGTCTGTAGACTTACTATGAAAGTACTTGTTGTGGACTGCTAGCTCTTTGGCAGTCAGGTTATCTCTACCGCACTTATCACATTTCATCCCTTCTCCTTTTCTGTATATAGTATCTTACCACATCTGTTACAGAATATGCAGTCTATTGTACTTGACGAAGGCATACAGACTAACTTGCCAGGGTCAACAGGTCCTATTGATTTTACTAAATATACTATTCTATGCCCTATCCAAAAGCATATTATCTTCTTAATCATATTATATATTGTATCATATCCAGTAACTCTTGTCAATCTTCCTTATTCACTATGTAAATAAATAATCGTATGATGGTGGTATCCTTGACATCACAAGGTATCTATGATACACTGGTAGTATGAGTGGCACACCCCTGTTGCCTCTAGACTCTGATACTCCAAAGGAAGTTAGCATTGCAACCAGTTTACTTCCTTGGCGTAAAGATGACTACCGAGCAAGATACATAGGCTATTTAGCCTGTGGGTTTGATGTAGATGAAGCTCTTTATATGCTCGGACTAAATATCGCTTGGCTTGAGGAGCAGAGGCAGGATGAAGGCTTCAATGCAATAGAGTTTAAGGTTCCTGAAATCAGGAAGGAGCTTAGCAAGGAGTATATAGAGCTAGATTTCTTCCGTAACTTCAGACTAGTGCTGGAGAAGGATTACCGAATACTCAAGAAGGCTATCTATGATGAAGTCCTGCCTAAACAAGACCACGACTACCTGCTCAAACTCCGCTCAGCATACACTCCACAACAGTTGCAGATACTGGAACAAGTGATGAAGGGTACTGGGACTGGTGATTGGAACTTTGCTAAATTCATTGCTGAGAATCAGGATAAGATTCTTGAGATTAGCCGAACAGACAAAATAACAGTAAAGGATAGAGTTCTGGATGGCGAGATACAAGGCTAGAACTGTAACCACTAAGGCTCGTCAGGCTTCCAGGCGGAATATCATCAGAGCACAGCAGGCGAGGGTTGGTAGGAAGGAACCTCGTAGTGTTGGAAGAGAAACAAGGAAGCGACAAAGATTTAGCAAACCAGCCATCAGGACTAGAGCACCTATGATGGTGAGGGTAAGGAGTAGATAATGGAGATACCTATCGAAGCATTGTGCAGTCTAGGCGTAGGTGGAGTATTTGGTTTAGTGGTTTTCCTAATGTATAGAAAGGATAGAAAGTCTAGTGAAGAGCAGATTCGCCAAGATAGGGTATTTATGGAAGATAGGTTAAATAAGATAATTGACCGAGACCAGGATTCTCGTGAAGGACTCACTGAGGCAGTAACTGGACTCACTACACTTCTTATCAGATTGAATGGGAGGATTAAGTAAATGACAAGAGCACCAGCAGCAAGACCATGCCCAGGTAGTAAAATCCGAAGTGGCGGAGCAGGTAGAGGATTAGGAAGAGGTAAAGGCAAAGGACCTATAGGCAGACCATATAGAGGAAAGTAACCCTATGCAGGCAGTTAATCAAGACGAAGCCTTAAAAGCTTTGTTCTCTAACAGACGACTTATGATGGAGTCGTTGTTGCAGATAGAGAACAAGGAGCGTCAGCTTGTTCCTTTCATCCTTAATCCTATTCAGGCAGATATGCTGGATAACTCAGGCCCAAGAGATATCTATGTTAAGCCTGCACAGATAGGGGCTACATCACTTCATCTGGCTGACTTCTATCTTGACAACATCACTATCAATGGAACTGTGTCTGTTATCATTAGTTATGATGAGACTAGTGCTAAGCGACTTATCATTAAGGCTAAGCGGTATCACCAGCATCTGGAAAGGAAAATACCCTCAGTTGCTAAGCTAGACCACAAGAGTGCTGAGGAACTTACATGGGAGAATAGGGATACTAACTTCTACTCTATCATGTATATATTTAGTTCCAGAAGCTACACACTTGGTAGGGGAGAGGCTATACATAATCTGCTGCTTGATGAGTATGCTTTCTGGATGATAGGCACTCATGAGCAGGTGTTTAGCTCTGCTGTCCAGCGTGTGCCACTGAAGCTGGGAACTAAAATCAGAGTCCAATCAACAGCTAATGGGGAAGACAATCCTCATTGTGAGATGTATAGGGCATCCAAGGAAGGCACAGTAGTAGGGCAGTCAGTCTACAAGCACCACTTCTATCCTTGGTATATTCATCCTGATTATATAATGTATCCTGGAGACCCTTTCTGCTTAGACGGTGATGATATAGACCCTCTGCCAAATCTCAAGTCAGACGAGGTATTGCTGATGAAGCGGTTGCTACATGAGTTTGGCTTTTCTGAGCTTGATGCTATGGCTAAGCTTCGCTGGAGGAGATATAAGAAGGCGGAGATGGCAAGTCTAAGACGAAGCGGTGATACGGTGCTTCTGTTTGAGCAGGAATTTCCTGAAGACGATGAGACCTGTTTCCTTGTTGCAGGAGACCAAGCATACAGCTCTGACACCATAACTGATAAGGTCAGACAATGCATCCCTCCTCGATTTACAAAGAATATAGTAAATCCCAAAACTGGAACTTCAGCCGAGTTGGATGTCTGGCACGATAAGGAAGAAGGGCTAAACTATATAGTATCCATAGACCCAGGCAAGGGAAAGACATCGGAGTCGGTAGGTCATGTCTGGCATTTTGAAGATGGTTATCAGGATAAGGAAGGTAAGGACATACCACCTATTATGCTCCACTGTGCTACACTGGCTGGCTTCTACGATGAGTGGGAAATGGCTGAGTATATGAAGGTTGTTGCGTACTACTACAATGGAGCAGTGATAGCACCTGAGGACAACCTAGATATTGTCAGCCATCTGAGAGATTATCCTGACCTCTATTGGCGAGAGGATGTCAGAACAGGCAAAGGTATCAAGGCTGTAGGATGGCAGACTAATCTATCTACTAAGCCATATATGATTACTGAACTCAATAGGCATATGGAGTATTTGGATTGTCAGGATATTAGATTCTGGAGTCAGTGCAAGAATATCCGCAGAAACCCTACAGTCAAAAGCGGTATTGTAGTTGTAGGTGCAGATGACCATCACGACTGTGGAGCAATAGCGATAGTATGCCGAGATGTTCAGGCGACTACTCGAGGGTATGTAGGCAGTGCAGGATGGCCTGACGGCTGGGGATAATAAAGGAGGTAACATGAATTTTAAGGATAGTGCAAGACCATTAGCAATGATATTTCTAGTACTAGCGCTGATTATAGGAGCTGTACTTGAATCAGTGGGCTATCCTATGGCTGAGTGGTTCAGATACTTTGCTATCTCGGTAGTCGGTGAGTGGTTTGTGGAAAGAGGAATTACCAAGCAGAAGGGGAACTCATAAGTATGTGCGGATTTCTAGACTTCCTTGGCAGAAATAAGCAGAAGTATGAGCGATGCTCTGAAAACTATGCTAAGTGCATAGATGAGGTTAATCTTCTCAGCTTAGATTTAGCCAAGGCGGATGAGAAGATAAAGCAAATGGAGAAGGTTTTGCCTAGGCCTGCACCTCCAGAACTAACCAATACTATTGAGAAGGATACTGCCTGGGTTCAGGATGTACTTATGGAGATGAAGGTTCAGGTTATCAGGCTGCCATTAGGTTCAGAGTTTAGGCTAGTTGATAAAGATACCTTCATAGAGTTCATAGCCTGGGACTGGGTTGACTCATTTGAGTATCACAAGTTCTACCGATGTGGGAACTTTACTATTAGCTTCAAGGCTAGTGCCGACCAGTGGGGAGTTAATCAGGTAGGAATTGTACTAGACTATCAATCTGGCCATGCCTACAACCTGGTGATATTTCCTGATAGGAAGGTTATGCTGCTAGAACCTCAATCAGACAATCTATTCTTCCATGATGAGCACGCACCTCAGTTCTATCCTCTAGAAGGAGCAGTGGTAATAATATGATTTCTCCATTCAAGCGGATTAAGACATTTATGAATACTCCAGATGAGTGGCATACTACTGTTATAGGTATTGGTGAAGGGTTCTGTCCTTGGCAGCCAAGATATGAGCCAGGTGAAGATGTAGAGAATATGATAAAGAAGGAATATCACTACTACATCTTTGGAACTGCAGTTGGCTTTGCTTGTCTGATATTTGCACTGGCAGGAGCAGTAGCATTAGTGCTAAGAGCGATACTGTAAGGAGAAACAATATGATTGCAACTTACGCAGATAAGACTCAACAGATAATCACTCGCTGCAATAACCTTAAGACCTTCTGGGAGCCTAGGAATAAGGCTATGAAGCGCTGGTATAGGCTTATCGAGATGATTGATGAGTTGAAGACCGATAAGATGGAATCCTTTGTAGGCAACGACCCTAGGGCGCTGTATAATCTTGTTCTGCATCTGCTAGATACTCATATACCTCACAGGATGAAGAACTATGATATGACTGACCTTGAGGTAATATCTGCTGTGGCTGAAGTAGGTAAGTACTTCAAAACTCACTGGCAGGATGCTCAGGATAGCTTCCGCAGAACCAATCCTAGACAGGGCTTGAATAGAACATTCATTGGATTCCTGTTAGCTACTGGCTGGTATGCTATGTTTAGCATAATGTCTGATGATGGCAAGCGGACTTACAAGGAACCTTGGAATCCTATGGAAGTATATCCTATGTGGGATGCTATGCTTGGACTGTCCGAGGTGGCTCACATCTACGGTATTAGTCCGCTAGGTGCAGTTCATATGGCTAAGGCTAATAACTGGGACCTTGGCAGTCCATTTGACCAGTGGATTAGAGCACAAGGAAATGGCAATGTAACTGTATATGACTACTGGTGGACTGACATATCAGACGAGTTCCCCTATGTTATGGCTGTCTGGAACGCTGTAGTAATAGGCACCACACTTGTCAAATATGAGCAGACAAGGTTTAAGAGAATACCTATCTATGTAGCTCCAGTTGGTGGTCTTCCTGATATGGGTAGTTTGACAGAAGGAGCATCTATCAATCAGAAGTACTCCTCAACAATAAGAGTTCAGGAGCAGAACGAAGTATCTGGTGTAATGACTGACAGGTGGAAGGCTGAACTTGGTCAATCTATCCTAGCAACCAATGAGAACATCTACCGAACCTGGAATAAGTGGTGGAGTTTCAGTCTGCAGCTGCTAAGAGACACTGCTCAACCGAGGATATTTGAGCGGAGCAGGAGTGGCAAGTCTATCGTCAAACCTGAAGATGTCTTCAAGCGAGGTGCGATATTCCGAGGTGGGCCTGATGATGATGTTACCTTTGTTGGCACTCCGCCTATACCGCTAGAACTCAGAAGCACTCAGCTTGACCTGGAAGCCATGATGCAGAGAGGTGGAGTTAGCTGGGCTATGCATGGTGCTGTTGCTGGACAAGTAACTGCCTATGTTATGAGTCAGATAGCAGCCTCAGCTAATCAAGTTATGAAGCCATTTCATCAGGCAGTAGTTGATGCCTTATCTGACATGGACAATGACGACTTGCAGGATATTAAGGAGAGAGGGCTTAGACCTTATGGCTGGAAGTATCCTACTGCCCTACCTGACAATAGCATTGTCTCAGCCGATTATGAGGTAGAGATTCCTGGTGACCTTGTGCAGAGAGCGACTACTGCCAGAATGCTAAATCCTGAGTTCGCACTAAGCTATAGCTATGTAATGAGAAAGCTCTTCCCTGATATAGAAGACTCTATGCAGGAGAGAGCACAGCGGCTATCAGATATGGCAGCACTACATCCGAGCAATGCTATGATAGCACTAACGAGATACTACGATGAACAGTCAGCATTCTTATCTAAGCATGGAGATGCTAGGGGAGCACAGTTGTATGAACTAATGGCTAGAATGGTTATGCAGCAGCTAGTACCTCAAGCTCCTGAGGAACAGACTGGAGCAGCAGGTATGGCTGAGCCTGGAGCAGCTTTGCAGCCTCCCGCTGGAAGAAATATAGAGCAACTGAGGTGATATAATGGCAAACGGAACTACTGAAACTACTCCAACCTTACCAGCCCCTGTCGAACCACCTGAATACTATGCTGGCTTTGGTGTTGAGTTTGAGCAGATGGGAATAGAGTTACAGCAAGCATATGATAATCTGCAGCAGGCTGAGAAGAAACTGAGTGAGCCTTTCCTTGTTCAGGCGATGCCTGGAGGATTCTTAAAGAGTGCTATGGCTTCTAGCATATATACCTGGATTGTGGAAGCACTTACTCCAAAAGAGAGGAAGCAGGAGATAACTCAGTATGCTCAGGCAGAGTTCGATGCAGCTGCTGTAGCATTTCAGCTTGCTGAGTGGAAGTTGGAAATTATGCAGGTGCTTCCAGCATATCTGTCAGACCCTACCTATGTGATAGAGAAACCTGAGGATATCTTACAGTTTGTAGCACCTGGAGTTGACTTGAGTGATGCTGATACCGCCTGGCTTAATGCAACTTTTGGTAAGTTTGAGCATCTGTCAAATGTTCTGCCAGAAGACTTCCAAGGTGATGCTATGGATGCTCAGTCCAAGATACTTAATGAAATCCTGACAGAGCCTAAGCTGGAGATGAAGGGAGTTCATCGCCTTACCATAGATGAGATAGCTAAGGCATTTACTTTTGGTGTAGCAGAGTTGCCTGAGGGGATGACTGAGGAGGATGTGAGAAATATCCTTAGCCAGATGGAGCTAGAAGATGAAGGGTTACTGAGTCAGCAGGAATGGATTGCTGAGAGGGCTAAGGAATGGGAAGTAGAGTCAGCAAGAATGAGCCTTATCCGAGCAGGTGAGATACTAGCTGGAACACCAGAATTAGCTCCTCTCGAATGGGCAAAGTTGATAGTAACTCAACCTATGATGGCGACTGTTGAGACAATGCAGAAGTGGTGGGATGCTATAAGCAGGCCAATATCAGCAGCAATTATGGTTAATCTGCCTGCTGAGGCTTCTGGTGCTGTTCATGGAGCTGCTCTTGGTGCTGCTGGAGGAGCAACCGTAGGCTCCATACTTGCTCCATTTAGCTTTGGTGTTAGTATACCTATTGCAACTGCAATAGGAGCACTGGCTGGAGCTATAGGCGGGGCTGCTTGGTTTAGCACTTGGGAGGATGAAGCCAGCAAGGAACTAACCCAGCACTATGAGTTTTACACTGCCCAAGGTGATAGCAGCTGGTCTGCATATGCTAAGGCCTTCAATGAGTGGGATGCTCCTTGGTGGAAGAAAGCTATATTAGACTCTGCCTATGACCCTCTAATGTGGATAGGCTGGGGAGGGATAACGGCAGTCGGCAATAAGATAGCAAACATAGCGAAGCCACTATCTAGCGGATTTCTGAGGAAAGCAGGAACCAGAATTGGTAGCGCAATAGCAGCCTTCGAGAGAGGATATGTTGCTGGAGCAGATGCTGTATTCAAGGTTGGAATATCAGCAGTTACTGCTCCTATCAAGGGTGCGTTCTGGATAGAAACAAAAATCCTAGGAAGAGGTGTTGGCTATGCTATCCCTCAGACCCTTACGCAGATGTCTCGTAACTTTGGAAGAAAAGGCATGATGGATATTCTAGCAGTGGCACGACAGAGATATTCAGGTGCTACACTATCACGAGGTAAACTTGTAGGCATATCTGCAAAAGACTTTGAAGGTATTCTTACTGATATTACTAGATATGCTCTCAAGAATCCTACCAGTAATGACACTATGGCTAAAGCTGGAACTGCTGCCCTGGAGTTTGCTTACCGTAATGCAGATGATGCAATGAAGTTTCTAAGGGGTATAGTTGATGATGCTGTATGGGATACTGCTACACTAGCTAAGTTCAACAGCGACTTGCTTGATTCAATTAGTGGATTTGTCAATATCCCAGGAGTTGCTGTTACTCATGGTGATAGAATGGCTGCTGGCAAAATACTTAGCAGATTCAATAAGTTAACAAACCTTAGCTCTGCTGAGAGTACTAAGTTAGTTGATACCTTAGCTTCTAGAATAGGTGAGTTTAAGAGTGGGCTGGCTAAGAAGGTTATTGACTCTGTGAAGGACATGGCTCCTGGTGATGCTATATACAAGATATTTAATAATATGGTAGATACCAGATATGCTAATCTTCGTAACCCAATAGACCAGTTTATGCAGCAGGCTGGCCACTCTGCATCATGGCATAGTAGAGTAGCAGATAAAATCCTATATTCATCTAGAATGGTAGCTATGGAAAGAAAGCTAGTAATGCCTATAGCTAAACAGCAGCTACTCTTCACCAACTTTGGTCCTTACAACTATCTTGAGAATAGCATGAGAAGCTTCCTTGGTGGTGCTGAGTTTTCAGTCCCTAGAGCATATGGTGGTGTAGATGAGACTCTGGAAGTCATTGGTAGGTTATCTGGCTGTCCCTATAATTTGGTAATGCTGCAGAGGGGTGAGAAGAGATTAGTGCAGGCTATGGTTAATCCTGAGACTGGTAGGGCACTTGTATTCAAGGGAGGTAACATTCCATTTGTAACTAGAGGTGTAATTATACCTGAGAAGATTCCTGCTCTTGGAGGCAAGAAGCTAGGAATGACCTTATCCATAGGTGATAAGAAGTACTTCCTTGGTAGTGCTCAGGACTGGTATGATATGTGGGCTGACCTTGTAGGTAAGCAACTAGCATATGACTACCAGATACACTTCACTAAGGCTCTATATGATACTCCTCTAGGCAAGGAGACTATTGATGGAGTAAATGATGCTCTGAATAGTGCTAGGCCTATACTAAGCAACATACCTAGTGTTAAGCAATATACATCAGATATTGAACGCTTGCTTAGGTGGAAGGCACTAGATAATCCTGGAGCTGTCAGAACAATGGCTGATGTGGATGTTCTGACTTTCAACCGTAGGTGGATTGGTCAGCAGTTCAACCAGAAGGCAGATGCACTCTATGATATACATAGGATTACTAAGGAAGGTCTATACGACAATATCCTTGATGGTTCTATGTTCTCTAAAGGATATGGTAGTATAGATGATAGGTTTGCTGTTGCTCTAGCCTCTGAGCGTGATATAAGTATAGCCAGCCTGGCTCCTCAGATTGAGGCTATGAAAGACCAGGTTAATTGGATTCTGGCTAATCCTGCTAGGAATCTTGACGATTTCCTTTGGGATGTGAACCATCTTACTACTGATATAGAAGCAGTCCGAGCAACCATACATGATTACAGGAAGTTGACTAGGATGAGAAGCGGTCAGATGATGCTTGGTGAGGCAGACGACTTTGAGGTTGGGAGCGCTAAGATGCTAGCTAAGTATCTGAATGAGTCAGAAGAGTCACTAACCAAGATAATGAATCAGGTGATGGAGAATGCTAAGCTTGCAGGGCTAAACGATGTTCAGCTTGCTCGTCTAACAGACCTAAACTCTATCAATCGACTGGAACTTGAAAATGTTATAGCAACCAGAACTAAGCTAGCCGAGATAGAATCTGAGATTGCTGCTTTTCATAAGAGAATCAAAGGTATGTGGAGAACCAATCCTGATAAGGCTGCTAAGGAAAGTAGGCTGTTCTGGAATGAAGGCACTAACAGCCAAAGATTTAGGAAGTCATCTGTGTGGGAGGAGTTTGATGATGTAGCCGATAAGTTAAAGTTTGGCAGACTGGAGGCTAGCCGTAACTTCCTTACATCTGTAGATAAGCCAGCCTTCGTGCCTGACTTTGTTCCAGAGGTAACAGGAGAACTAACTGCTAACCACCTAGCATATCTCTATGGTGCTACTGGAGATGACTTGTATAGAGGGTTGACCAGAATATCTCAGCATACCCAGACTATGCCTAGGAAGGACTTTATCATACATACCAGAGAACAAGCATCTGCCTATGCTGCCAAGCTTGGCAAGACAGCTGACCAGATAGGCTTTACCGAGGAGGCGATAGGTGAAGTATATGACCAGATGTGGAGAAGCCTTGGTGTCAATCCTAATATGCTGACTCCTGACTCTCCAACAGCACTTCAGCTGGAGGAGCTAAGGCAGGAGATGTATAGATGGTATGGGTCTACTAAGATTCCTGAGGCAGATGTAGTGAAGTGGAGGAAGTATCTCAATACAGTAGCAGATGGAGTAGAGCAGTTGCCAGCATACAAAGTGGCGGGTGCTGTTCCTGGAGTAGTAGAAACAGGTCAGCCATATACTGCCAGACTATATCGAGGAACCAAGCTTAAGGGACAGCCTCCAACTGATGAGGGTCTGGTTGGTAAGGGGCAGTACTGGACTACTACTAGAGAAGTAGCCGAAACCTATGATGCTGTAAGAGAAGCTACCATAAATCTGCGGAAGCCTTATGTAATCAAGACTCAAGCTGAGTTTGACGACTTTAGCAATATGCGGATTAGACCAATTAGAGATGTAGCTGAAGCTGAAGGAAGAAGTGAGGACTGGGTGCAGACAATGCTTCGTAGCCAGCTTAAGAATGAAGGCTTTGATGGAGTTATTATAGAAGCAGGCATTGTTGAGAAGGGTAGGCAGATAGCAGTATTCAATCCAGAGAAGGCAGTAGGAGCAGCTCCACCGCCAAAGGTGCCTACTGCTGAAGCTGTTGGCGGCACTCCTGCCTGGTGGGCTACCAAAGAATCTGCCATGACTAAGGCTCGTGAGATGCACGCTATGGCCTACCCTACCTATGACGATGCTAACATCATAGACGAGACTATGAGGGCCATCTTTCCGTTTTGGAACTATGAACTCTTCCGTTGGAAGTGGCTACCTCGCACCTTCATGCGAACTCCAGGAGTTATGTCTGGAGTAGCTCGCTATATGGACTATACTGACCAAGGCTATGTGTCTGTGCCAGGCACTGACCTTCAGCTAAACCCACTCCGAGGTACTGTCTTTATGGGCGGATTGAGAAGTTTCTACCTACGTGACTTTCCTGAGTTCCATGATTCTATCCCAGGTATAGAGTTTCTAGACTACATCGGCAGAGCAGGCTTCTTCCCAGGCATCCATGTTATGCTTCCTATCATTGGACTATCATCTATAGCAAGTGGGCAGAAGATGCAGTGGAGTGAGCTAGCCCCTGCTTGGATTAAGACTAGCCTCAGTGGACTAAGAGCATTATCTCCTGAGCATATAGGAAAGGTTCTGGACACCATCTACCCTGACCGCTTCCGAGACTATATGACTATGATGCAATTAGCTAGCATGGGCTATGACGGTGATGAGATATGGAAGAAGAGACAGCAGGGTACTGCGCTTACCGAAGAGGAAGAGAAACTTTGGCTGACTGCTGTAAACAAGGTTGATGGCATCAAGGGTGTACTGATGAATCAGACAGGACTGTTTAGAATCCGCCCAGCTGAATTTACTCAAATCCGAGGCGAGATGAGATTGGCAATAGAGGAAGCTACTGGTGTTCCTGTCAGCACCCAAGAATGGATTGACAAGATGTATCCTGTAACAGGCAAGAGATTCACTGACTACTACCACTTGGACATTCAGCAGCAGGCTCTCCTCTACCAGTGGGAATCATTCAGAAGGTATCAGGGGATAACTGAACCATTATACCCTTCCAGCTGGCAGGCTATTGATATTAAGAGAAGTGATTACTATGCCGAACTGGAGCGGATATATACAGATGCAAGGTATAATGGAGTATATGAGAATGGTGAGCTAGTTCAGCAGAGCATGACTGAAATCAACCGACAGCTTGTAGAAGGTATCATAGGCCCTGACCAGTGGAGGGCAGCTAGAAGCAGTATGCAAGAGGGACTATCAGCATCTGCTACCGCACTTGGCAATTCGCCTGCTTATGTAGGTGTCCCTAAGACATTTGAGGAGAGATGCACAATGCTGGAGGAGCGAGGTGTAGTTACTCCTACCCAGACACCAGACCAAGAGCTTCTATACTATTACTATGAGCTTAAGCC